AATAGAGATTGCTAGAAAGAACAGTCCACACGATTTGGAGATGGAACTTTACGATTGTTGGGGTGCTATCTATAAGAAAAACGATTGGACAAAGGTGCATGACCACTGGCCACATGTTTGGTCTTTTGTTTATTACATACAATGTGGATCGAATGATTCCCCTATACAATTTCCAGATGCAGACTTATCTATATACCCTATTTCTGGTGAGATAGTTATATTTCCTGGCTGGGTACGCCATAAAGTACCTCTACAAGGCGATGATTCAGAGAGAATCATCGTTTCTGGCAACATATCTCCTGTAAAAATTTCTTTTTAGAAACTTCAGAGAGTCTAAATAAAATTCTATGATAGAAACTTTAAATAAGTTTCGTATAATGATTCTAGAAGATCCCGAAGTACCAGAAGTATATCTTATGATACAAGATGGGATGACAGAAGATGAAGCATATGAAATCGTTGAGATGTATAGGGATCAGGGTAAGACTGATCTTAAAGTGGAAGAATACTTTCCTGATGCTCATCGACTAGGACGTAATGCGGAGCTCCATTAATCCTTATAAATAGAATTATATACTATTATAAGGATTAATATGCCACAATCAGATAATTATTTTATGGGTATTGACGGATTTGTATGGTTCGTTGGTGTTGTAGAAGATCGTAAGGATCCTGAGCTTCAAGGTCGTTGCCGAGTAAGATGCTTGGGTTTTCACTCACCTAGTCTTACGGATATACCTACCAGTGATTTACCTTGGGCTCATGTTATGCATCCTGTTACAGATCCTGCCATGCATGGTATGGGCAACAGTCCTTCTTGGTTGGTTGAAGGGTCTTGGGTTATTGGATTTTTTCGGGATGCTGTTGAAAAACAACAACCGATCATTATAGGTTCCTTGCCAGGACAACCGTCAAAAGTAGCGGATTTCAAAACAGGGTTTAATGATCCCCGCCACAAAGAGTCTACGCAAGTGGATGAGGAAGGTAAAAAAATCTATGCTTACAATCCAGAAGATGAGAATGAGTATGGTTCATATCCTTTGGGGGCTCTCAAGGATACTAAAGATAAAAAAAAGGGGAAGTTCACCCGGCCATCTGGTCATACCTATCGTGAAACGGATACCTCTAGACTTTCTAGAGGAGTTACTTCCGAAACACATGGAGCTCTAGAAAAAAGACGTAAAACCCGAAGAACTTCTATACCTACCGCAACCAGACCACACATACCTTCCGTAGAAGATGCGTCCGTTCTAGGTACAGGTCGCCCTGATCCTGTAGTTCCTTGGGATGAACCGCATCCAAAAGGTCTTACGAAAGATGCAGACCCCTATATGTCAGCAAAATATCCATTGAACCATGTGTTCGAATCTGAAGCAGGACATATTATGGAGATTGATGATTCGCCTGGCGGAGAAAGACTTCTTAGAGAACACTCTTCGGGAACATTTGAGGAAATCCATCCTTTAGGTGATAAGGTTGTAAAGGTTGTCGGATCGAATTACGAAATTATTGCTGGTTCCTCTAATGTTCTTATAAAGGGGAATGTAAATCTTACGATTGAGGGAACTAAGAAAGAATTGATAAAGGGTAACTACATTCTTGAGGTAGAGGGTGACTATACTCGTAAGATACATAAGAACGAAAGAGTTAAGGTAGGTGCTGGTTCTTCTGGCGGAAACCTAGAATCTGAGATTAGAGGCAACTATTCATACAACATAAATGATGAAGTAAAGGGTAGAGTTGGTAAAGATCAGACCGTTACTATTCTAGGAAATGAAATAAGAGCAGTTGAGGGTTACTTTAAACATACTGTTACTGGTGATATAACACAAAAGACTACAGGTGGTTCTATGAAGAGAAGTGCATTTTTAGATATTTTAGAAGAAGCTGGATTTGACTTTTCAGTAAAATCTCTAGATGTAGATATTCGATCTAAGTGGAGTACGACTCTAAAAGCTGGAATAAGTATAGTCGAAACCGCTGGTAATACAATAGACAGTACTGCTGGAACGATATATACAATCGTTGGTACTACTAAAGTGGATATTAACCCATAATGGCCCCCGTTCATAGACATGGAGATGCAAGATCGTGTGATGCAACCACTGTGGTAAGCATAAACACTAATGTATTTGCAAATGAAAAACTTATTGCGGTACATGGTAATTTTAACACTCATGGATCAGGGCCATTAGTTGCTGGGTCTAAAAACGTATTCATAAAAGGGATTGCTGTTGTAAATCATACACCCGATAACGGATTAGCTGACTCAGCAGGTCATAATCCCACCCCAACCGCAGCTGGTTCTGCGAATGTTAATGTAGGAGATTAGAATGGTAGATTTTACAACACCAAATTTGCCTGGCGCAAACGCATTGTTTAATGCAGTCGCAGCAAAAGTGGAAAGTATAGACATTGCCGCTGTAGCTAACAAATCAAAAGATGCTGCAGATGTAGTGGATAAGCTTAAAGCAGACCTAGAAGATTTGAAAGCAAAAACTGGCCTTGTTATTCCTACATTACCTACTCTACCATCATTAAACTTACAATCGGAACTAACTGCATTAACAAATTTAACGCCTGGTAGTTCTCAATATGCAGCTTCGTTATCTTCTTTAGCCAGTAAATTCGGTTCTGGTCTTACTGCTGGCGGATTTAGTTTAGATAGTATAGTGTCTGAAGCATCTACTACTCTTGCATCTGCTGCGAAAGCTTTATCAGCTGGAATATCCAGTGTATCCTTATCTTCAGCATTATCTGCAGCCATACCAAACTTCGAATTGCCTTCAGGCCTGAATGAAGCGATAGAGAAAGCAAAAGCATCATTACTCGCAGATTTACCTTCATTAAAAGAACTTGCACATTCTTTTTCAGAAAGTATAACAGCAGATGAAACAAAAGGATTATATGGTGATAAATTATCAAGAGAAGCAATGGAATCAAATTTAAGTAGTTTGGCGTCAAACTTGGAATCTGCGGTATTTAAGTTTAATGCAAAGGCGAAAAGGTTACAAACAAACTCAGAACAAATGGACGCATAGGAAAAATATTATGGGTAAGAAGAAATCAAGCGAAGGTCAAGTATCTAACGGAGAAAGAAGAAATGTATCTTCATGGTCTAGAAAGGCTGGACGTAATAGTATTAGTGGATTAGAAAATCTATCAAATAAGGTTGCGGCATGGAAACAAGGTAAGAAAGTTTTCCTTACTATCACGAATCCGATTAAGGGTGAGAAAAGTAAACCGTTTGTAAGAAAAGAAGCAAAAGAAATATGGGGTAAATATTCTCCATATTCTATGAAACAAACTCATTAACATTTGTATAAATAATATGTAGAGGAGTTCGAAGAAATGGCAATTACAGAAAGTCTAAGAAATAACGATGCTTATACTGATGCTCAGGGCCAGAACAAATCTTCTAGGTCTGCTCAGATATATTCTGACTTAGACCTTTTCTTCGGAATGAATAATTCTGATAAAGATGTAAATATAATATATGATGTTCAAGCAGTAAAGAGATCAGTACGAAATCTTGTATTAACAAATCAATACGAAAAACCATTTCACCCAGAAATATATTCTGGAGTACGGGGGATGTTATTTGAATTGATGACTCCAACAACAGCAGTCATTCTTGCCCGACAGGTTGAAGATGTTATAGAAAATTTTGAACCAAGGGCAAGGTTAGTGGGGGTAAGGGCTTCCCCAAATTTAGATCAAAATTCTTATGAAGTGTCTGTAGAATTTTATATTGTTAATGCCCCATCAGAACTAGTTGAATTAACACTAGCATTAGAGAGAATACGATAATGGCCAATGGAACCAATAGAAGACTAGACGTATCTGAATTTGATTTTGATGATATAAAATTAAACCTTAAAACATTTCTTAAAGCACAAACTACTTTTAAAGATTATGATTTTGAAGGTTCTGGAATAAATTCTCTATTAGATGTTCTAGCATACAATACGCACTATCTTGGTTTTAACTTGAATATGGTTGCAAATGAAATGTTCATGGACACTTCAACCCTGCGATCCAGCATCGTGTCTCATGCAAAAACATTGGGGTATGAAGTAGATTCTTGTAGAGCTCCTTATGCAGATGTTAATATTATTTTAAATGATTCAACATTAAGTTCCGCAACAATGTCAGCAGGAACAGTGTTTACTACCAAAGTTAATAATATAGATTATCAGTTTGTTACTGTAGAAGATATGACAAGGACAACTGCCGGGTCTTCAATACCTTTTAATAATATTAAAATTTATGAAGGCACATATGTTACATCTAGGTATACAGTAGATTATAGTAGTGTTGATCAAAGATTTATTTTACCAGAAGATTCAGCAGACACTTCGACTCTGTCAGTAGAGGTACAAAATTCTGCAACTGATACGGCAACCACCACATTTATAAAAGCAACAGATATTTCTCAATTAACTAGAAATAGTAATGTTTATTATCTTCAAGAAGTAGAAGCAGGAAAATTTGAAGTATACTTTGGAGATGGAGTTGTAAGTAAAAATTTAACGGATGGTAATGTTGTTTTTCTTAAATATGTGGTAACAAATAAAAAAGAGGCAAATGGAGCTGATTCTTTTACTAGTTCTGGTTCAATTGATACGGTTACTAGTGTAACAGTGACAACCCTTAATAAGGCTGTAGGTGGAAGTGAATCAGAGGCATTGTCTTCCATTAAAATTAATGCTCCTTTAGACTATGCTTCTCAAGGAAGATGCGTAACATCAGAAGACTATAAGTTATATGCGAAAAAATTATTTCCACAAACACAAGCAGTTATGGTCTTTGGTGGTGATGTCGGTTCTTATGATCCTAGTTTGGGAGTAACTGATGTTGCTTCATACGGAAGAGTTTATATCTCTATTAAATCTACTACAGGGAATGTTTTAACATCTGCACAGAAAGCTCAATTAATATCTGATTTTCGAAAATACAATGTTGCGTCTATTACTCCAGTTATTATCGATCCAGAGATTGTCTATATTATTTTAAATGTTAATTTTAGTTTTGATTCCAGTAAAACAACTAAAGAAAAAAATACTCTTGTTTCCGATGTTAATACTACGCTTACGAATTATAATAATAATTCACTAAAAAGTTTTAATAATATGTTTAGACATTCTTATGTGTCAACATTAATTGATGATACGAATGATTCTATTTTAAGTAATGTTACAAATGTCACTTTAGCAAAATACTTTACCCCCATTTTAGGCACTACTGATAATACTGGGTATAATCTTTATTTTAATAATGCATTTTATAATCCTCACACTGAACATAATAAGTCTTCTGGTGGTATTGTAGGTTCCACTGGGTTTATTGTAGGAATAGAAACAGAGGTTAGTTTCTTTGATGATGATGGGTCAGGAAACCTAAGAAGGTATCAAGGACTAATAACAAGAACATATATCGATTCAACAGCTGGTACTATAAATTATACAACGGGTCATGTCATAATTAATGCAATAAAAATTTCATCCATATCTAATGTTGATGGTTTACCTTCAACTAAAATTAGGATGACGGTTATACCCTCATCTAAGGATATTGTACCTGTTCGTAATCAAATCTTAGAATTAGATATGGTTAACATATCTGTATCAGGAGAAATAGATACTATTGCTGTAGGAGATTCTGGTGCAAGTTCATCATACACCACTTCAACAAGTTATTCAAGTAATACGAGTTATTAAAAATGGCACCTTTTGATTCTGGTCTAGTAACAAAAATCTCTCCACTGATTGAGGGTCAAGTCCCTGATTTTATTCAGAGCGATCATCCCAAATTTGTAGAATTCCTCAAACAGTATTATCAATTCTTAGAAGCTGCAGAATTAACTGTTGATGGTATTATCAATAATGTTATTCAAGAAACTGAGTCAACAAATTTTATTTGGGGTGAAGATGAAACAAGAATTGTTCTTGAAGTAGGTGGAGGAACAACAGGAAAATTTATAGAAGGGGAAATAATTACAGGGGCAACATCTAAAGCTACTGCAACTGTATTAGTAGATGATCTTTCTAATGATACTTCCAGAATGTTTATATCTTCGCAACAAAAATTTGAAATTGGAGAAACAATAACAGGATCAACCTCTAGTGCAACAGCAATAGTAAATACCTATCGTGCTAATCCTGTACAGACTATTCAACAATTACTAGACTATGCAAATACAGACAACACTACTTCTCTTATGCTGGATGAAATGCAAAGACAGTTTATGGATATTATTCCTAACACACTGGCATCAGGAACATCTAAACGTAATCTTATCAAAAATATTAAAGACCTTTATGCAGCTAAAGGAACTTCTGAAGGACACAAATTATTTCTACGGTTAATGTTTGATGAAGAAGCTGAGACATTTTATCCCACAAAATATATGCTAAGAACTTCTGATGGTAATTGGAATAAACCAGCTACCATTCGTTGTGAGAATACACCTGGCGCTGTTGGTTCAGAAGTTATAGGTCAAATCTTAACAGGCAGAACTTCTGGTTCAACTGTGTTTATTATTAATGCCCTTGAATTGATTCAAGGTGCTTCTTCAGTCACTGAATTTGAAATAGACACTGATTCATTAGTAGGAACTTTTGTTGAAGGAGAAACACTTTATGCCACAGGTGTGAATTCTGATGTGGAACAAAGATTTGTAATTCAAAAAATAGTTACAGGGATTACTGTTCTAGACGGGGGTATTCTTTATAGCGTTGGTGATAATATAACTCTGGACGCTTCGGCTGGTAATGGATTAGCAACTGCAACAGTAAATACTGTTTCTACAGGTGGGGTTAATGAAATAGTTGTAGATGCTGGAGGAAGTAATTATAGAGTAGGTGATGCTTTAGTTTTTAGTAGTACTTCTGCATCTATATCTGCCACTGGTTATGTTTCTGTGATTGGCGGTGCTATGTTATCAGAAGCTTCAGATGATTCCGATGGGTCTGGTGATTATATTATATTTGAAGATGGAACAAATGCCTGTTATCCAGAACTTAATTTTTCTACTCATGAAGAAGATACTATAGTTTTAAATGGAACAGATAGTTCTTCTACTGATGCTAATTGGAAAATTGTTGGTGAATTCGGTACTCCAAGATTGAGAGTTTCAGATAATTCTATTGGTTCTAAAATAGTAGAGGAACTGGGCACAAGTTCTACTTATGGTGAAATAGCTGGAGTTAAATTAACAAGTGGTGGTTCTGGTTATGGTGCATTGCCAGCTATAACAATAGCAAGTTCTTATGGTACAGGGGCCATAATTATACCTACCACAAAAGATATTGGCTCTATATTGGATGCAGAAATTCTAGATGCTGGTTTTCTTTACAGGGAAGCTCCATCAGTTTCGGTTCCAACAAATTTTATTTTAAAAGATGTAACAGGAACTTTTTCTCCGGCCTCCGTACTGTCTTCTCATGTAGGTACTGTAACTTCATACGATACCAACACACAAGTTTTGTCTACAAATATTGAAGACGGTGTTAAAGTTAAAATGGAACAAGAAGATACTATTATTTCTCAAAACATAGAACAAGAGGAAAACACAGAAGTATTTTTCTCTAGAATTTTGGGTGATAATGTTATTCAGAGCAATACTTTAGAAAATCTTACAGATAGAGGCCTTCATATTACGGATGCTGTTGGTATAGAGGCTCAAACAGATTTGGTAGAAGGATTTGTTGATACCATCGTGACAGATGCTGAAGATATTCGCATTAATCAAATAAGTTTAGAAAATGAAGCTGATTATTCTTTAGATGATGAAAAAATTCAACTTGAAGATCAAAATATTGCTGGCGTTGGTAGAGATATCGAACAAAATTCATTTTTCAAAATCTATAGTAATAACGAATATGAAACAGGTGGTATGATACTTCAGCTTGATGGTATATCTGTCGGCGATTCAATTTTATTGAGTGGTACAGATGGTAGCTATTCTAATGCAGGAGATGAATTACTTTTAGATGGAACAGATGCTGGTGGGACTGATGCTGGAGGTAAAGTTTTACAACAGAGTGATGATGAAGGAGATGCAATTTTATATGAATCTAATCCAATGGTGTCTAACAAAACGCAAAGAAAAGATAAGTTTGTATTGGATGGGTCTAAAATTCAAAAATTCACTACTGGTGGGTGGATAGATTCTCTTGATACTATTCCTCTTATTTTAGAGACAGGAGAAAACATTCTACTGGACGGTACAGATTCAAATTCTTTAGATAGTGGCAGTCATTTACTATCACAAGTTTCGGATTCGGAACAAAATAGAATTAGAGATGATAATCTCGAATCATCAATAACAAATAGTCAAGTAGTTTGGATTCCTTCTTCTGAGGGTGATGATATAGAATTAGAGAATGAGACTGGCAATTTATTACTAGATGGTACTACTAGAAATTCAATGGCTTTCGTAACATCTCTTACAACTTTTCATTTCGCAACTTTAAATAATGGTGATAAAGTTAAAACAGAGGGTATAAATTCTTATTTTAAAAATGTTCCTATAGAAAGCATTAGAGCTCTAGATGAGACTGATGGTGTACTATTAGAAGATGGTTCTTCTGATATAGGAGTTCAATCTTTATTTTCAATAACTTTAGACAGTACAGCATCTGGTGGCGTTGATGCTGGTGATAACATTCAATTAGAAGATGATATTAATGAAGGACTTCCAGATGGAGGTAGACTCTTAGGAGAAAGTTCTGATGTGAAAGTTAATACTAAAGAAATGCTTATACTAGAAGGTAAAGATGGCAATTCTTCATCATCAGATATAAATGGTTTCTATGATATATTTGAAAACAAAACAATAAACCACGGTGGAAGTTCTGCTTCGAGATTAATAACAGAAGGCGGCGATGGTATTATTGATGAAGAAAGTATCGAAAAAGATAGCATTGGTACTTCCATAACAATTGGTGCTGGCAGTAAGATAATTCTTAACAGTCATCAAATTTCTTCTGATGTTGAAACCATTAGAATAGTTTTTGATCAAACTGATTCGTCTGGGTCAAATGCTGGAGGTGTACTCAAGGCTGATGGTATTTCTGCAACAGAACGGTCTGGTAATCTTCTTATGCAAGAAAGCGGAATTTCTGCTGGTGTATCAGATACAGATGTAGGTGAAAATCTTTTATATGAAGCAGAAGCTTTCTTAACTGGTAATATTATATTAGATCGTACTGATGATAACGATTCTGATTTTGGTTCTGGGTTGATTAATGAAACTGAAAATTCTTTTAAAGGAAAGACGTTAACAACATCAGGTGGTGCTACTGGAAAAGTTATTGCTTCAAACATAGCAAAATTAATTTCTGAGATAGATTTTATAACAACTAAAGTTGGAAATTATAAAAATACAGATAGTTTAATTTCAGAAGATGTTGTTAGAATTCAAGATTCATATTACTATCAAGATTTCTCTTATGAGGTTAGAATTGGCCAATCTGTAGCTACATATATGAACGAATTGAAACGTGCAGTACATCCTTCTGGTTTTGCTGCATTTGGTAAAGTTTCATTTGCTACTCTAATATCAATGGCTATGCCATCCAGCTCTGGAGGAGGACGGATTGATGTTCCATCAACAACATTCACTCCAGAACTGGCTTCTGTACTGGAGGCCATATTTAATTTAAGAATTAAACTTAGACTTGATATTCCGAAGTTTTATGAATCAGGTAATTTGTTTCAAAAACTTATGTTAGAATCTGGAGGTGAGTCACAATTTAATTTTGCTCTTGATGGAACAGATTATGGTACAGCAGCTGAAAGTCCAGGCTTTGATGCTATCGCATCTGAAGATTCAGACGATGATGGTGACAATATTATTATCACTGGTTCTGATGATGGTTCTCAGGTAGATGCTGGTGATCAAATTATACTAGAAGGTACTGATGCAAGTGGTACAAATAATTTCGATATTACAGGCGAATATTCTTATCTAATTCTAAACGGCACTAGTATTTCAGATGGTGAACTTAACGATGCCGGTTCTTATTGTGTATTGAGTGGTTCTGCATTAGGAGTTTATAATCTTGTAGATGCTGATAGCGACTCTCTTGTTCTAAACGGAACTGATGGATCAAGCACTTTCTATAGAATTATACACGAAGATGGTAATGATGCTGGTAGTCGTATAGTTACTGATGCTATTATAGTTGACAGTAGTGTCTTTAGTGTACAACATTTAATTGTATCAGAAGATGCCAATGGCGATAATATTATTTTAAATAGGACAGATATTCTTGGTGCTGATGCAAATAGTAAATTAGTATCTGAATCTGCAGCTGGAGTTGGTGATAATGATCGTGATAAATTATTCCTAAGACAATTAACAGTAAAAATATCTCCTCCTAGGCCCAAAATTTTAACCTCTTATGGTTTAGGTCTTATGGGCGATGGTAGTTTTACTGAGGCTTCTAGTGTTTCAACTATTCAATTGGAAGATGCCTTACGTAAACGTGGCCCAACTATTAACTCAGATAATTTAATACTTGATGGAGTTGATGTTGGTGAAAAAGGCGATGTTAATGATATTAAGTATGGTGGAGATCCCATTCAATTGGAAGAAAGTGATGCTCTTATGCTTGGTACTTCTGTTTCTTTTGATGACTATGCACAGGTTAGTAGAGGTAAGTTTTCTTTATCTGCCGAAGATGGAGATAATCTCGCTTTAGATAATCCATCAGGTGGTATTTTGTTATCAGAAGAAGATGTAACTGTATCATTTCCTATTAACGAGTTCTTGCGCCCAGATATTATGGTTATGGAAGGTGCATATGATAGACATTCTGAATGGGGAAGATTTGTTTTGGATGGTACATCTTCTGATGGAAGTACGGGTGCATTAAATTCTACTGGTTATGATTATATTGTTCTTGATGGTATAGATGCAATGCAAAGTGGTGCTGATGATAATTTAATATTTGAAGAACAGAATGATAAAAATAAATCTATCGATGGTAACACTAATATTGGTATACTTATGGAGAATCATCATGTTGAGGGTGGTGCTTTTCTAAGAGAATATGGTGGCGGTGCTGTATCAGAAGGAGATAAGATTATACTGGACGGTACTGATGGCAGTTCTACAGATGCTGAAGATAATTTCATCCAAGAGAATACACCAGATTCTAGAATTAGTCAAAACTCTGGCGAATTTGTGTTGGAAAACAATACTCAAGTTTTCTTAACAGCAACTGCTACTGATGCAAATGGATCTAATTCTGGTAGAGTTTTTGGATTGGAAGATGGGACAGGAGGATTTTTAAGTGAAACCGCTGGAATTCCTGGCCAAGATATTCTTTTAGAGTCAGGATCAAGTAGCACTATTGGATCAAAATTATTATTAGATTCTCAAGTTATTGAAATAGAGTCTGGTATTAATGATGGAGAAATTCCAGATCCAAATATTGGAGATAATAGTATATTCCCAACCTATAGTACCCCAGCAATAATATCTACAAGGCCTATAGGAAGAATGTCTTTACAGGATGAGTCGCCTTCAACAATTCTATCACAAGAAGGTGATACAGGGGATGATGTTGTTTTAGATGGTACATCTACAATTGGTTCCATTGCTCTTAATGGGACAAATGGTACTTCTAGTGACGAAAATAGTTCTCTTATTCTAGATGGGACTGACAGTTCTTCAGATAATATTGGAGATAAAGTTCTTCATGAAGACGCTGTTCTTATAGATGGTGGTGGTTATATCCTTATAAGTTCAGCAATATCAGATCAAGCTTCAGGTGGTCTTATGGAGATGAATGGAACGGATGGATCATCTACAAATGCAGGCAGTTATCTTCAGTTTGAAAATGGTACACATGAGAGTTTATTAGGTACTGCGCCTGGATTTTTGGCGCCTGGCCAAGATGCAGAATCATTTGATAATAATGGCGCACTAGTAAAAACTACTTTTGATAACACCAATCAAACTTATGATGTTCTTGAAGGTGTTTAGTAGAACTTGTATAAATATAAAGAAGAAGACGAAAGGGTTATTTAATGGCATATCAAGCAGTTGGGATAGGAACAGTCGCAGATGACGGTACTGGTGATTCTCTAAGAATCGGTGCAGATAAGGTTAATGATAACTTTGTCGAAATTTACACTGCTCTAGGTAATGGGTCTGATATATGTAGTGGTATTTCTTCTACTGCAACTGTTGTTACTTTAGGTTCCCCAGTAATTAATACTCCTACAATCACTGGTGCGGTTGGTGGAACACAAACATCTGCAACTATTACAACTCTTGCAAATACTACTTTAAATACTACTACAGTAGTTGCTGGCACCATGACAGTTGCAGCTGGTTCTATTACAGATAGTTCTGGTGAGATCACTTTCGTTAATGAAAACTTAGTAACTACTGGTACATTGGGTGCTGGTACAACCACATTAGGTGCTTTAACTTGTGATACTATTACTTCTACAGGTGCTACCATAGTATTTGAGGGTGCAACTGATGATGGAAGTGAGACAACTCTTACTGTTACCGATCCAACCGCAGATCGTACTATCACTTTTCCTGATGCCACTGGTACAGTGCTAACAACTGGTGATACAAACTCAGTAACAGGAACTATAATTGCAGCTGATACGGTTGCCGAGGCAAATATGGCAGATGACGCTATCAGTTCTGTCCAGTTGAAGACTCTATCAACACTATTAATTAAAAATTCTGGGGGCACAACTTTAAAAACTTTACATGGTGCTGGTGCATAAATAGAACGAGGAAAAAAACATGACTGCTATCATAACAGAAAAATTTAGACAACATAATGCTGACCAGTTCTTTGAATCTTTCAGTGAAACTTCTGGTAATGCTTATTATTTGTTTATAGGTAAAACAACATCTTTTACTACTGGAACATCCGGCGGTACGGATGGCGCACCGCCAACACCTACTGATGGTGTCGGTGAAGAATATTATGTCTGGGATGATATGATTGCAGCAAAGAAAATTACCTCTTCATTTATTAGTTACGCTCTGCCTCGTAGAGATTGGACAAATGGTACAATCTATGATATGTACAGTCATGATATTAGTTCGTCAAATACGGCAACATCTGGAGCAACAAACATTTATGACTCCACTTTCTTCTTCATGACTTCTGATTATCGTGTATACAAAGTTCTTGACAATAATGGTGGAATTGCATTTAATGGTTCTGCTCCTACTTCGGAAGCTACTGGGCCATTCGAATCTGGAGGATATATTCTTCAGTATATGTACTCCCTATCTAGTTCTGAAATTGACAAATATTTAACAACGGACTTTATGCCTGTCAGTACAAACAGTACTGTGAGTGCAGCTGCAACTGATGGTGCAATTAGTTCTCTAATAATCACTGGTGGTTCTGGTTATACAAACGGAACTTACTATGCGGCAATTTATGGAGATGGTACAAGCCAAGGAACATCTTCTGGTGGAACTGTTAGAATTACTATTTCAAATGGGTCGATACAATCATTTGGTGTAAACACTGGTACAGATACTACTGTTTTAGCAGGTGGCGCTGCATATACGTATGCTACGGTAAACCTTGCTACTGGTTATACATTCTCAGACACTTCTTTATCAAGTGCTTCCTCTGTAGGAAGTGGAACAGGTGGCCAAATAAAAGTTGTCATTAGTCCGAAGGGTGGTCATGGTTTTGACGCTATTGCTGAAATGGGTGGCCACTATCTAATGATGAATACTACACTAACACAAGCAGAAGGAGATGATTTCACAGTAGCAAACGATTTCCGTAGAGTAGGGCTTGTCGTTGATCCTTTTGAGTATAACAGTTCAACACTTGCAACGAGTTCTACTGCTCGACAGACATATGCAGTAAGTCTTTCTTCAGTAAGTGGAACTTTTGATGCAGATGAAAAAATTACTCAGGCTACTACTGGTGCTATAGGAAAAGTTGTTGATTGGGATTCCAGTTTAAGTATTCTTTATTATCAACAAGAAAGATTTGGAGACTATGGTACAAATAGTTCAACTGGTGGGTATGTTGCATTTAGTGGTGCAAACCAAATAACAGGAGCAACTTCTGCTGCATACGGAACTCCTAATGCTTCAGCAGACTCCGCTGTAACTCTTGCTGGTGGTTCTGCTACAATTACTTTTGCAGATGGATATGCAAATCCAGAACTAGAACCTGATAGTGGAAATATTATATATATTGAAAACAGAAAACCTATTTCCCGGGCCTCAGATCAAACAGAAGACATTAAATTAATTGTGGAGTTCTAATCAATGCCTAATAAAACTGATTTAAATGCTACCCCATACTATGATGATTTTGATAAGGGTAAAAACTTTCAACAAATACTTTCAAGGCCAGGGTATGCAGTTCAGGCACGTGAACTTACGCAGATGCAAAGTATTCTCAAAAATCAAATTGAGCAAGTTGGTAATTTTGCTTATCAAGAAGGAAGTATGGTTATCCCCGGCGGGTTTACAACTGTAGGTAGTTTGCCAGCAGTTAAACTAGAAACTGCTTTTGGTGGAGTAACTATAGATGCTACAAGATATTTAAATGAAACTGTTATAACAGGAACAACTTCTGGTGTCAAGGCTATAATACTTCACTCTGCAAATGCAGCTACAGTAAATGACGTTGCTTCTCCCCCTATGTTATATCTAAGATATATTTCAGTTGGTACGGACAATGTTACCTCAACATTTATAGCAGGAGAAACTATTTCTTCTGATACAACTCTTTCTCATGCTTCAGTAGCATTTTCTGCAAATGCAGCATCATGTCAAGTTATTGCTACAAGTCCTACAGTTGATACTATGGGTGCCCAGATAGAAGCTGGAGTATATTGGTTACGAGGTAATTTTGTAGAGATTGAAAAAGAGTATATTGTGTTAGACAATGTTGGCAAGCTGAGTTCTCATAGAATTGGGTTTAATATTAAAGAAGAAATTGTTACACCAGAAACAGACACATCTCTTTTAGATAATGCTTCTGGCACTTCTAACTATGCTGCAAAGGGCGGTCATAGGTTGAAAGTTAGTGCGTCTTTAGCAAGCCTTCCCCTAAGTTCCGTAGCTGATAGCAGTTTTATAGAGTTGGTTCAAGTTAAAAATGGTAGAGAAAAAAATAAAGTTGAAGTAAAATTGGGTGGTTTGCTTGAAACTTTAGCAAGAAGGACTTATGATGAATCTGGAGATTATACTGTACGTCCTTTTACTTTTCAAATCCTAGAGACTGTAACTCTTGATGCTAATGTAGGCATATATTCTAATGGACAAATAACTGATCAGGGTAATGTTGCTTCTAACGATTTCTTAACTTGTAAAGTTTCGCCAGGCAAAGCATATTTGAGAGGATATGATATAGAAAAGATATCATTTTCGAATGTTGACATACCTAAAGCACGTGACTTTAATTCTGAGAATACAGCAGTTACCACCTATGATGTGGGAAACTTTCTTAATATTACAAATATTTATGGTATGCCTGATATATCATTTATTAGTGGTGAGACTACACCATATAAACAGATTAGTCTTTTTGATACTGAGACTTCATCAACGGGAAGAGGTAGTTCTTCTGGAACCCGTATTGGTGTTGCAAGGGCAAGATCAATTGAATTTGTTTCTGGTGTAGGTGGGCAAACAACTGCAACATATAAACTATTTCTTTTCGATTTTAGACCATTCACTACTCTTACTTTAAGTGGCACTCCTGCTCCAACATTAGAAGCAAGTCATTCTGCTGGTGGTGTACAAATTAAAGGTGTATCTTCTAAAGCCACAGGTTGGGTTTTCGCAGACGGTACTGGTACAGCAACTGTAGTACTTACAAACGTATCTGGAACATTTATTGCCGGCGAAAAAATTACAGCATCAGATTCAGCAGAGGCTGATCTTATTGTAGAAAATTCTGCTAATGCAGACCTCACAATAACACGGGCAATTACAAAAAACGTATCAGAAGTTCGACAAGTCTTTATGTCTGATGATGATGGTGGACAAAACTTTAGTGCTGATGTTGTTCTTGATGCTCTTCCAACCACAGAATCCTTTATTCTTTTGGATAGTAGTTCTGCTTCTGGTGATGATATAGAAGATCATATTATTTCTGAATTAGATAAACTTCCTATGGGTTTGGAAAGGGCTGCAACTGGTGGTACTGGTTCTTCTATTAAACAAGCAAAACTAAAATTTGCAGAAAAAAATGTTAGTTTGTTTAAGATGAATAAAGAATATGTTAAGACACATTTA